GTTCATCTAAAACATGACAACTAAATTGTCTCTTGAAGGCCTGGCGGGCCTATATATCGGACGTAACTAAAATCGTCCGCGGCTGCTATATCTACTTGGTAAGGTACTCCTCCAAGCGCAGTGGTCTTGAACACGTTCACGCGAAATGTCCGCAAATACAACGGTATCCAGCTCCTAACAACTGAAGCTTCATTGTAATTTGGCACCATTAGATTCGGATTGTAATAAGGTATTTCCACTTCAAACGAGTTTTCTAAATCGCTAGTGAATCTAACATTCAAATTAAGTGAAGTGTAAACATATCCAATAGCGCTATTCACAATGGTATCCGCATACAATGTTGAGGGACTGGAGAGAAAAACATTACAGGGTCCTGGTGAAGTCGCACCTCCTATGGCGATAAATCTATAGCGATATCCCCCTCTCCTACCGACGTATGCATAACGCAAATAGTTAAGCAAATTGCGTGAATTTGGTATAGGAGTTATTGGCATTAGCCACGACTGTGATGTATTCGCCGAATTGACCGGTGCAAGATCGTCGTAATGATCAAATTTCTTAATCAAACCACGAAAACTTATGGGTTCTTCGCCAAAATACAAGACACTGGCATTCTGTCCATCGTTGGTTTTCTCGTTCAAATCAAACTCTTGAGGTGGATCTCCAACCAAATACTCATAACTTTCAACCGAAATTCTATTCGTCTTCATTGTTTGTGTATCATTCAACATGTTGAAACGCATGTTTCGACTATGTGTCCACACATTAATATAGACGGGCACAGTGAGATCCGGCGACGTCAGAGATGTAATTGGAAAAATCTTAATCTTACCGTTACAATACTCAGGTTCTCCCCAATCTGCTAAATCTGAAAGGGGCAACCAATCACTACTCCTCTTCCAATGTACTTTGTAATTAACCACCTCGGTTTCCTGTAAATCTACAATCATGGTGTTTTGCCAATTCAAATACTGGCTACCTGAGGACAGAGCACTTTGCCACGCATTGGGTTCCCAAACTATCGCAATTTTACCCCTATGAAATTTTGTTTTCACAAACTGAAGAGTGTATTCCATGTCCCCTGTCCAATAACTGAAGGGACCAGAACAAAAACTCGTGTTAGAGGGCTGAGTATATCGTGTTGTAGCACTCGTAAACTGATGCGCTGGATGAGCGGGAGTAACGGGAATTTCATAGATGGGCGTCATAGGCGTAGCTCCAGTATCCCATTCGATTTCGAGAATGAAACTAGGTATCTTGCATATATAGGATATATTCATCTCGTCCTCTTCCACATTGCAAAAAGAACTATCTACTGTAACTTCCTGCCTAGGATCCAATGTAATCTTCTTACCGGTTGCCGCACCTATTGTGTGCGCACCATTTTGCAGAGTATAAGGCTTGACATAAGTGGGATCGTTCTCTTTCGTTGGGTAACTATACCCTAAGACGGAACTTATTTCCGACAAACTACTACTCAAACTAGCACCAGCCAGAGCATATCTACCTAAATAAGGTATATCCTGTAAGGCATATAGAGAATGTGCCATCTTAGTAGTAACTTTCTCTATCGGTCCAATTTTTCGTTCATCAGATTCTACCGCAATGTCTATTCGAGTGCCTGTGGAAGTACCCAATTCTACATCCTCCAACCAAGCATAAACACTGACAGTAACTGGTCCTGCCGTGGGAGAAACTACATCTAAAGAATTCAGGTTGACCATAACAAAATCCAATAATTTGGAAAAATCATCATATGCACTTGCTGCAGTCAAAGTTGAATTACTCTCGTTATACAACTTACCTATTGGCAGATAACCAAAATATGGGACCTTAATCTCCACCGGTTTGTTATCATGTACGGAGAGGACTTTCTTCATCGGAAATGTACTCAAGTAATGCGTTAAAGCCGTATCAGTGAGATCTATCGTACTCCATGCTTCATAATTGAGATTGTCACTAGGCATAGGTACGGGAACTAGCATAACCTTCCCTTGGTGGAAAGGTGTGCCCGTAAACGCAACTCTAAGACATATAGTAGCTCTCAAAAAGGCATAATTTCGCAATTTCGCTCTTACTGTTGGACTGGAAAGATAAGCATTCCAAGGATTCAATGTTATATTGTGGAACCTAGAAGCATTCCATCCACCTGAACCCGAGAAGAAAATCATCACTGGTCTCCCAAGGAACTCACCAAGTTCTCCATGATCCTGTATCTTGCTATCATATGGAAACCGTTTCATGCTCAACTCCTCGGAGACCTCACCGCCCATATCCTGGACGTTCTCGTACGATTTGACTTCGTCAGGTGAATTACCAACAATGATACTATCTCCTTCAACGTGAATACCTTTGCCATGCAAAATACGAGATAGAGCGTTCACTTCTTTTCGTAAACATTCTACCGTAAAAAATGTGCGCCAGTAATTGTCAACCGTGTTCCGAAAATGTGTGTTTTCAACATAATCTTCACTGCGTGTAATCTCAAAATAATTGCGACTAGGATCAGGATTTTCAAGCATTTTAAACTCCGATTCCATACGGGTGAGAATCATACTTTCTTCCAAATATTGAGTCTTAAGATTCTCTATAAAAGACTCTTGGGTAATTCGTGACTTAGCGGACCATTGTATTAGTGCACCTCGATCCAAAGAATTGCACCATGTTTTGCCTTCTGCCAAAATGCAGTTTTTAGAAATCGAATCCGAGAGGTCTTCCCCGTAATTCATCTTCAGCGACGTGCTTCCTCCACTGACGTCCTGTTGTTGTGGCTGTAGAGAGATTTTAAGTGCCTCTCTCGTTGGCATCTTGGAATTTAAAAAATTATCTCCAAAATTGTAGGCTATATTCAATTCTTCTATAATAAAAGCCCTAAATTGGTCATAATCAATGTTTCTATGAAAATAAATTTCTCTCAAAGCACTTTGACAACAACTGATCATTTGAATCTCTTGCGTTATGCTCTCAGATGGATTGGTCCATTCTAAACTCCTAACTATGGACGAAATGTCCAATGGCATTATATAGCGTTCCAACTCTTGATCGAAGATTATTCTTCTCTTGAGAAAAGATATCTCTTCGAAAGGAGTAAACGGCTTAAGCTCTGTCTCCTTATCTGAGGAGGTAAAATCCAACCCGAAATCTTCTTTGACGACCACAGAAAATTTGACCATATCAAACAATTCTTGAACAGAGTCATGAATAGCCATTAGAACATCATCACCATAAGTTTTGAAACGTATCTTCTTCCAAATATCTTCTTTATTCTGGACTAACTTCAAATACGCATAAATGACCATGATAGCACCTTTAAGAGAATTGGTCTCTGCAGTGCCATACATGCCGCTAGGCTGAGCGCCTGGAACCGAATATAAGTCTCCGAGCACAATAAAAAAAGGAACAGTGTTCATTTCTAAAATACGCGTCATAACTAAAAGAGAAGCTTCATTATATCCACATTTGGAGGCTATCATATACAAAAGTTTATTCATAGCTCTAGCAAGAGAAGTACTTTGCTTCTTATCGTAGTATTTGTAGTCACCTTCGCCAAACTTATAGGGCCAAGAATCCTCATCAAACTCAAAAAATTGCATGAATTTCGATCCATCCCTATGTGCATCAATGCCAACTGAAGTAAAAAATAAATCACCTTGTTCAACCAAAAGCGTAAGTAAGGGTCCCAAAAATTGCCGCATGACAATTAGATCAACCAAGTTTCCAGAACAAAATAGTCTGGTTTTGGCAATATCTCTTTTGGCAAGACTAACGGGTTCATCTTTAAGGCAACCCTCATATATGAACGGTAAGGTAGTTCCTTCTATGATCTCTAGTATTCTCTTAGTAACTAACTCTTTCAGTGAAGGCTTCATTATATACTTATCGTAACCGTCAATACTGACTTTGTCAAAATGTTCATATTTTTTACCTTTCAAGCCGAAACCCGTGCCAGTGGACATGTTCAAATTCCTACAGTACATGTCTAGTTCACTGCCATTTATGGCAGTGTTAGTATCCCAGGGAGAAAGTTTCAATTCACCCAATCCGTCGTCAATTCTTTGAAAGAACAAATCAACGCTCAAATCCAAAATCGCCGAATCAGGGCATTTCCTAACACCACAAAACTGTTGTAAATTTTGTTGATAGGGGCATAGATAAAAACCATTCTTGGTAAAATGTCTCATGACAGGTTTGTCAAATTCTTGCAAATCATAAATACCATTCTCATACAAGAAATTGCGTAAACTACTCTTGGTATTGAAAAAAGTCCTCTTCAAACGACTTTTTTGATTCGGTAACACGGTAATATCGTTTATCTTGCCATAATATTCCATAGTGGTTATAGGCATGAATTTGACAATACTTTTGGGTGTAGGGTCGACTAAATTTAAAGCATCTAATCTGAATTCCACTCCTTGTATGTGTTTTTCGTCATGCATTCCATCCAAGTTAATTCCAGAAAAAGGTATCGCATATGCCATGTCCGTAGAATCGGATCCTGCACTATGCAAACCAATTATACAAAAACCGTTGTTCTTAACCTGGGCTATTAAAGGTAGTCCACAAGAACCACGCTTATGATCCGTCCAAGAATACTCATAACTAGGACTATATGAAATGTAACCATTATCGCCATTAAGACGGACATTGATATCCTTCTGTACTAACGTAAATGTGGTTGCAGTATTATAAATGAATCCTTGTCCGACTTCTATTTCT